GCTCCCCGGTGAGCTGATCTATCAGTACCCCAAGCTCGCAACCAGTTATGATTATGATAAAAAATAAACATTTCCCGGAAAAACCGCGCAAAGCAGAAATAAACAATGCGCCAAAACTAGATTTCTCTAGTTTTAACTCACTGCTTAACAATACCCTGCCACTGTTGTTTCCAGAAGTAGATGCCAAAATGATCCAGGATCACCTAAACTATATCTCACATTTACTGGCCCATAAAGGCACCGAGTATACTTTAAGATATCTTAAAGGTACTCATGAATCAATTGAACATCTTGTTCTTGATTTACCATCACTTCTGGTGCACGAGAAGGTAAGTCTTGGAAAGGACACAGACGGGTGGCCAAAATGGCTAGGTGACCGGCTTAAGAGCAGTTGCCTATCCGGCAAGGTACACTCAATTCGGTACTGCCTAACCTTATGTTCGGCACGCCGTCTACTGACAGTCCCAACTAAAACTAACCTAAAATCCATCACAGACGTTCCTACCTGGGAATCTAAGGTTTCTATGAAAGGAATCTTAGAGACCCTGGGGGGAAGCGACCGCGAGTTGTTTGGCCTCATCAGAAAGCCAACAATCGGATCGGAGACTAAGGAAATTGATTCAATTAACACGTATCAAGTTCCGAGGCTAAAGATTTCTCTAAAGTCTTCACCTAACGGTGTTAGTTTCTTCGCTTTCCCTTGGGATAGAGCTGCTATTATCCAACACGACCTTATGGAATCCCTTACAGATTTCTCTGCAAGATATTTCAATGGGGAAGTGGAGGATTGGATTGAGGAAAGACTCGAGCCATACGAGGATTTGGTAGATTCAAATCGCCAGCTTCACGTCGGTAAGATCTCTCTCACCCACGAGACCGGGAAGTTGAAACCCCGTGTCTTCGCAATAGTAGACTCTTTCACCCAAAGCCTCCTAGCAGATTTTCATCAAGATCTTATGTCAGTCCTAAGGAGAATTCCTGAAGACTGTACATTCGATCAAGACAAAGTGTCCAAAGTTGGTAAGAAGATGCACAAAGAAGGCAACCTGTTTTACGGGTATGCTGATCTAAGTTCAGCTTCGGACCGACTTCCGACATATCTCTACGAGGAAATAGGTAACTTTATCCGTCCCGATCTCGGGACTGCTTGGGTTAGACTGTTTGACCGTCCTTTCGTTCTAGGTAACTCTGTTATCGAGAACTGGGATAGTAAGACAAAAAGACCAGAGCATGTCACGTACAAGACGGGTCAACCTATGGGAGCGTTGTCCTCTTGGCCGTTCATGGCACTGGTACATCATGTGCTAGTTTGGCACTCCTTTGGAAGCAGACGTGCTTCTTTAGGGAAATACCTTATCCTAGGGGATGACATTGTCATTTTCGAAGAAAAGGCGTACAAACAGTATATTGTACTTCTAGATAAACTCGGCGTTTCCTATACCAATAGCTTTTCAACTAAAGGTTTTGAATTCGCAAAGAGGGTTTTCTTACGCGGAACAGAGATAACAGGTGCATATACGCAAGCCTTATGGGCTACACGTAATGTACCTGAAGTCTTCTGTCTCGAGTGGAGAAATCTCTCTTCCCGAGGTTACGATGTCGGTAATGATCTTCCACTGACGTTTCGGACACTACTTAAAGTATCGCGAAAGCGTTTTGAGTGGTGTAAGCTCCTTATGACAGTACCTTACGGTACTGAAATTTCGGTTGAAGCGATGTCGCGTTTCTGCGTGCATCACTACGGCCGTAGCCTTTGTATGCTGGGAAATCCAGGTAATGAGGCAAGGCTCGTAGAATCAGTAAGTGCATTCCGGCAAGCTGCCGCGTTACTAATCAGACAAAGATTTCAGGAGGATTTGACCGTTGCGAAAGCAGCTATTGAGTCCAATCGGAACGAATTCCAAAAGGCTTTCATAGCCCGGTCGGGATTGAATGATCAGTTTACGCCGGTCATGCAAACAGCAATCGAAGAAGTTGCAGCAGATTCTCGAACCAGAATAAGGTATCTCGAAAGAGACCTTAAACTGCTATTCTTGAATCCCACTGATACTTCACTTCTGCGACCAAATCTCCCAGACCTTCCTAGGCGGATAGATTTCTCTATACGCGATAAGAGGGACCAGGTGATGAGGTACAGAGCGGAGCATCAGCGGCAATTAATTCAACTGCTGAGAGGTTAGATGGACCTTGAATCTTGCAAGTGGCAGAGATCCAAAAAATCCAGTGGGAGTTTCTCCTACTCGGCGTTCCCCATTTTTCATG